AGCCGCATTCACCGCATCACAAAATTCACTTTAAAAAGGGCGGCAGAGCAGTCACGGAGTAAAACTGATACCGCCAAACGTCACCAGAAAATTGATAACAGAGGGCGTTGCAGCGGGGTTGTCGCTTAAGCGTATGGTCAACCTGACAACCCGGTGTCCTCAGCGGGGGAAGGAATAACCCCGCCATACTTACCGCCGCGCCATTTCGCGGATTGCCACAACCGGAAGCGCACGATCGAATTAAATTTAACGACGACCTATACAGAGAGACTAACTTCGCCGGGCGCTTTCGTGTTATGCCCTGACTTTTCAGGGATGTATCCTTTTCAGTAAACTGTCAGTGCCGGATTCTTATCCGTGTCCGGCGCACGCACTCTACCTCACCTGTGAATAAATTAATGATTAATTGATATTTTGTTGTTTGATTCAACTTTCCCATCGGATGTGTGATGCTTTAAATCACAGGAATTAATACTGCTCGCTGTAAAATGATTTTCAAGGGGAGCTATTCGAATCCCTTTCTTTTTCATTAACAAGCCAAATCCTTTATTAATGATGTCCATTAATTCCAGGAAGTATTTTTCATGTAAATCCTGGTTATCAGAGAGCTGCTTCTCTTCGTACAGACCGATAAAGGCACGACGCACGTTACCGGATATAGTATCGATGGTTTCTTTTTCTACGGTACTCAGGTCAAGAGTCGCCAGTTGGGAACGAACTATATTCGCTGCCATTTCCTGGAATGGCATTGGTAAATCTTTAAATTCCATTATTAGCCTCGTTGGTTAGCTATTAACGTGGGTATGTAACCATTCTGGCAATGCTTAATGCCGCTGCTTTTTCCAGCCTGGTGATATCCTGCTCCAGAGCGGACAGATTTTCAGCCTGCTTAGTCCTGGCTTCATTGGCCCATTTCAGATCCTGCGCTGCATTAATTTTCTGGCGCATCCACTCATAAAGTTCATCATCGGTATAGTCTGGCGCGATGATGACGGGTTCTCGTTTCTGCATACTAATTCCTCGCGGTGCTGTTTCGCTTATCAGCCGTTAGATTTTCCCGAACTGGAAAGCGCCTGTTTAAATTCACTGAAGCTGAGAGCTTCTTCGCCTTCGGCAAGACCATCGAAGTATTCTTCGTAAGCCTTTTCCATGATTGTGTCGAAATCCATATCACTCACCTGAGTTTCTTTCCAGCCAGCGACGGGCACCATTTTCGGTTTTAAACGTTTTGCTTTTGGTATACGTCATCGCGGTGAACGTACCGTCCTGGTTGGGGAACACGCCACATACCAGAGATTCGTTGTTGCCAAGATTGAGCATATCCATGTTGACCTCATTTCCCCTTAACGCCGGGGTAGCGGAACTAAAAAACTGCTGCGCTGTTATATAAAGTGTTCCCGCCGTCATGTTCATACGCCTCGGGCTGGCTACTTAACCCCTGACCACTGCCGGGTAACTCGAAGTATTGCCTGGCGTTCTGTGGGGCGGGGTGAGTTGATGAATGAATAATACCACTACTATTTAATTGTGTAAATAGCAGTGCTATTATCGTGGCAAGAAAAAAACCACCCGAAGGTGGTTGTTGACAGGAAGGATTAACAGGTTTTGTTTGGATACTGTCTTCGTGAGTGAACTACATTTACGATCTCGATGTTAGATGCTGTTACTCGGTAAAGTATTATGTAGTTAGGATGAGTCACTATCTCACGAAGACTTGGAACTCTTTCGCTCGGTGGGTACAGATAAGGGTGTTCAGTAAGTGACAAAACTGATGTTTCAATGCGTATTTTTAGTCTACGTGCAGCGGGAGGGTTTTCCTTAGCAATATAGGCTACGATCTGACGTAAATCATCACGTGCAGAAGGTAGCCATAAAATGGGCAGCATTACTCACTCCTGTTCGTTGCAGCTAATTGAGCAATAAGGTTTTCCATTTCAGCCATTACTTCGTCATGTGGAATTGCAGGACGGGGATCTGAGAGGCTTGCTGCCACTTTGGTTCGCAACCATTCGTTATAGCTGTTTTCTTGTTCGACTGTTTCAAATTCAGAAATTATCGGGGAAAGGGCTGTACTCATGTTTTTACCTCCTCAGATTAGGCGCGACGACCCTTTTGCGCAGCTAGCCATCGCGCAACGATTTCTTCAATTGATTCTTTTTTCTCCTTCATTTCCTTAAGCATTTTCTCTTTATCTTCTTTGGGGAAAGCCCTGAACGTCTGGAGCAAATCCCGCTCCATGGGGTCTATATTAAACGGAAGTTCGTTTTCCGATTGTTCCATATCTGCAGATATAGTGACAACATTGTCCTCCCCAGATTCTTGGGGATACATCCTTACAATTTGTAACAACTCGGCCATATCTGGTCTGATTGACTCGGGAGGAACTTGCAGCAACCCTGCGAACTTGATAACAGCCTCAAGATTTAAAGGTGTCTGACCATTTAGATAATGGCTTACAGCTCCCTGTGTCGAAAATCCCAGAATTTCTGCCGCACGCTCTTGGGTTAACCCTAGTTGATTTTTTTTCGCCGTCCAGATTTCTTTCAGTCTCTGGGCGGCTTGCAGGTCGATCTCTGACAGGGATTTTCTTTTCATACCTTCAATTCTAATAAGATTATTAATCTCTTTGAAATAGTGATGCTATTTACTTTTAAAAATAACAATGCTATTAATGATCGTGATGACATCACATGAGGTGAACAATGAATCTTGGAGAATATTTGCATCATTCCGGTATAACTCAGAAGCATTTTGCTGAAATTGTTGGGGTAACCCAAGGGATGGTAAGCCATGTCATTACCGGACGGGCGAAACTTACGGGGAAAAAAATTTTACGCTGGTGCGAAGCAACAGGCTGGATAGTAACTCCGCACGAGATTGATGGCAGTACTTATCCCAACCCAACCGACGGCTTACCTGTCGAGTATCAGGCTAACACACAACCAGAGGCGGGGGTGATTCATGAAAATCAAGCATGAACACATCCGCATGGCGATGAATGTCTGGGCGCATCCGGACGGCGAAAAAGTACCGGCTGCGAAAATTACCAAAGCGTATTTCGAGCTGGGAATGACGTTCCCGGAACTGTACGACGACAGCCATCCGGAAGCCCTGGCCCGTAATACCCAGAAAATTTTCCGCTGGGTGGAGAAGGACACCCCTGATGCTGTTGAAAAAATTCAGGCTCTGTTACCGGCGATCGAAAAGGCGATGCCGCCTTTGCTGGTGGCCCGTATGCGCAGCCACAGTTCTGAATATTACCGTGAGATCGTCGAACGGAGGGATCGGCTGGTGAAGGATGTCGATGATTTTGTTGCGTCAGCGGTTGTTTTGTATGACCAGATGAATCGCGGCGGCCCGGCAGGGAATGCTGTGGTGATGCACTAAAAGCACGGTGTTCGGGGGTTTTATGAGCAGCAAGCTTCATGGTCTTGTCTGGGAAGGGTGCGCCTTCACCGGCATGATCTTATCCAGGGTGGCGGTTATGGCCCGTCTTGCAGACTACAGCAATGACGAGGGCGTGTCATGGCCTGCCATTGAAACTATCCGGCGTCAGATCGGTGCAAGAAGTGAATCCACAGTGAAATCGGCTATTGCAGAACTGGCGAAAGAGGGCTGGCTGACGAAGGAAGAGCGTAAGGTCGGTGGGCGTAATGTAAGCAATATCTATCGGCTTAATGTGGAAAAACTCGAAGCAGCTGCGGCGGCGGCGCGTGAGTCATATAAACCGAAAAGAAAAATTAGCCCGGCAAAAAATGACCCGTTAACAGTTGACCCGTCAAATATTGACCCCTCAACGGTTGACCCGTCAAATTTTGATGGATCAACTGTTGATAAAAAACTGCCGATTAGGGGGGCGATGATTGACCCCGATCCGTCAGTATTAAAACTTGATCCGTCAGATAAAAGATCTTCTTGTCCGGACGCTTCGCAACCGGACCCGCAGACGGCTGAACAGGATTTTTTAACCCGACACCCTGACGCGGTTGTGTTCAGTGCGAAAAAACGCCAGTGGGGAAGTCAGGAAGATTTGGTGTGCGCACAGTGGATCTGGGGACGAATCGTGAGTCTTTACGAGCAGGCGGCCAGCTATGATGGCGAGATCACTAGACCGAAAGAACCCAACTGGACAGCATGGGCCAATGACGTTCGCACAATGCGGATGCTGGATGGCAGAACTCACAGACAAATTTGTGAAATGTTTGGGCGTCTCCAGCGGGATTCGTTCTGGGTAAAAAACATCATGAGTCCGGCAAAACTCCGGGAAAAATGGGATGAACTGGTTATCCGCCTGGGGCGTTCGCCTGCGCAGCGTTGCGTGAATCACATTTCTGAACCGGACACTGAAATTCCGCCGGGCTTCAGGGGGTAAGTGTTAATTTCTGGTCATGAGGTAATTTTCAGGAGGGCTTGTGGCAAAAGTTTTTACACAAGAAGAGCGGGAAAAAATTAAAGGGCAGGTTGTTGAACTCGTACGCCAGAGTGGGCGCGAGACGTTACGACAACTGGAAACTAAAACTGGGGCAACAAGATATCTGATGAGCGTTCTGGCCAGAGAGCTGGTTGCCAGTGGCGATGTATACAACTCTGGTTACGGGTTATTCCCGTCTGAACAGGCGCGTAAGGACTGGCAAAATGCCCGTAAAAAGCTCTCAAGGGCAAAGCCGAAGAAACCATCTGCGGTTGATCCGGACCTTATCTGGTCATTACCAGATGGCGAAATACGCCGCTACGACAGGCGTCTGAACATAATCTGTCTCGAGTGCCGGAAGGGCGAAGTTATGCAGCGCGTACTGGCGTTTTATCAGGGGAATTTTGAGGAGGTGGTGCGGTGAGTGAATCAAAATGCCAGGTTAATGGCAACAAGATAGAACCATGTGCAGCACTGGCAAAGTCCCTTGAGCATGATGCTGAATACACGATGCGAAAAGGTCTGTTGATATACAAAATCTGGAATGAGAGTTTAACTCGCGGTCCTGATTTTGTGATGTTGCGTTCCGGTGAATTTTCTAAATTACCAGTTCGGGTTTCATTTTGTCCGTTCTGTGGTGAAAGTCTGAAAACGTGGGAGAACAGAAATGAATGAAATCAAAGAAATACCAGTAGTACGTGATGAATATGGCTGCTGGACGCATCCTGAATATGAAAAATTCTGTGACGGTCGGGAATATATTTCAACGGAAGAGTTTAACGCCTGGATGGAGGAAAATAATCTTCAATACGTCCTCTGCTTCAGAGATGAAGGATGTGCTGACCTTGATGCGTGTGATGCTGATATTTCTGCATGGGAACCGGAACGACCAGAGGGCAATGGATGGTTTATTGGTTCAATACATGACACCGAAGATGGCCCGGTTTGTGTATGGCTGAGAAATAAGGCCGAAGCATAAAGGCTATAAACCGACTAACAACTAAATACTGAAGATTTAAATCAGAAACGATTTTTATTAAATCCTTAACCGGAGGGATTCCTGCACCCTCAAATCATCAGGAGGCCGCCCGAAAGGGCGGTGGAGATAATAATGGGAATAACTAAAGAACGATTGTTGGAAATAGCAAACCTTAGTGATTGGGCATTAAGTGATGAGAGAATTGTTTCTCCTCATGCTTATGAGTCAGTTACAAGTATAGAAATAACAACAATGGCTAGAATGCTGCTTGGTTATTTCAAAATAGAAAATAAAAAACAGATGGATAGTAATGTTGATATATGTGAGATTTTAGACGATTGGGGGGCTTGGGTTGTGGCTGGTAATAGTTCTATTGATTGGCAGGAAATAGCTGATAAATATAAAAATGTTGTTCCTCATGGTAAAAAATCACGTCGTCAGTGCAGCAATGATGAAGGGCGAATTATTGACATTAGTATCCTTAGGTTAGAAAGATATAAGCAACAAGAATATGAGTTAATTGTTGCTCATTTCGTGATTGGTTTATCTCTTCGTGCTATTGCAAAGCAACAAGGATGTTCAGATGGAACAATTCGTAAAAGATTGCAAAAAGCCTTAGGTTTTTTGACTGGATATATAGCAATTACCAGTTAAGAGTCAGCGGTTTTTTTACCAGTGTAATGGTATAAGGATACTCCCATGTGTCTTACATGATATGGAAGCGCTGTTGCTGGATGCTTTGTGATACTCTTAAAGCGGAGGGGAGAGCCTTCCGCTTCAATTTCTGCGTCCGAAACGGTCGTAGAGAAAAATTCTTTCCATTCATTGAATTTTACTGCTGATTTGTCAGACTTTATATAAATTAGAATTCCTCCATGATCGTCACGTGACGTACCCGTGCCGTAACGTTCGGTTAGCTGAATCCAGCCATTATGAATAGATTTGGGGCCTCTCCATAATTTTGCTTCACCGATCCATTCGAATTTTCCGAATTGATGTTTAACTAATAAATCAACGTGACCGCCATGTTGAGTATCATGTTCAACATCATAAAACCTACCTTTCAGGAAATTTTTGATCGACGCTGTTAGCTCGTCCTCTCCCCACTTAGCATCTTGATAGAAGTGTTTGTCATTTTCTAAATTCTGAATAGCGTCGTCTAAATCTTCATAGAGTTGCTTTACAAAAATATTTTTGTCTGCAGCTAATTTTCTTTGAACCATTCCCCTAAATTCAGGATCCATTCTAATTAATGATTGAAGGTCTGCAGTACAGATGTTTACATCACTCATGCAGACTCTCCAAAAGACTCGAAGGAGTAAAGTATGGATAAAGATACTGGCTAAAATTATCAACCAATTCGCCAGTTTCTGGATGGTAAAAACTTCCTGTGTCTAAAGCATAGGAAATAAGATCATCTTCAACTGGTATTGGTTCTTCCGTTAAATTATCAATGTATTGAAAATGCATATCCAATAGATGTGCTTTATAGCTAGATAAATAATCAGTTGCTTTTATTAGCAGGATATAGTCATCTTTCGTATCAGTTAGATAGGTTAAACCATTGATAAGGGTTTTGTATGTAAAGTGATTGATATTTTTAGCATCTTTACTAACCAGAAAAAGAAAAAGATCACGACACACACTGCGAACAGGATCATTAAAATCCTGCTCTATTTGCGTGATAATGTCGTGATATATACTCTTTTTCATTTATGGCCTGATGATCTCGCTCTTCTTTTCTCTTCACAGGACTTAACAGAATCCAATATTTTTTCAACAATAAATATAATCGAATCAATGTTGTTACAGTTCTTCGCAATTGCTTCATGCAACCTAATTCTAGGATTATCAAGCATTGTCCTTTTTCCTGGTAATATTAACTCTACTGATAAAATATGTGAAGAACTTTGTGGTAAATCCCAAATTTTTCCCAACTTAAACTTTGTCAATATTGGGCTTGCGGACTCTCCACTATGATGGTAAACATCTTGACGCAAACACTTTTGACTTGGTTTGAGTTTTAAAGAACTTGTATTGCCATCTGAGGTGATAAAAGATACATGAGAAATTCTGCCATCTACTTTTTCGTAAAGATCTTGTATTGAACCAAATAATTCAAGAGGATTGTTTAAAATAACGCCAGCTTCTTTTTTTATAAATTTAGCCACAAGGTATTGTTGAGGCTGTGATTCACTTCTTGGAAGGATAGATAAATCAATCGTAAGAATTAATATTTTTTCTGCAGGCATTAGCATGATGGTATTAAAGCATTGCGTGACTTGGCGTGTTTTGCATTTTATTTCTCCACCATTAGCACGTAATTCCATACCCGCATCGCTAAGATGTGTTGGGTCAAGCTCTATCACTTCAGTGTAATACGCTTTGGATAAAAAAACAGCAGTGTCAATTTGTTTATCACGAATGATATCTTGACGTAGTTCAGCAAAATGCAGCTCAGTATCAGCAACTAACAGCTCCTCTCTGGATAAAGGAGTTGGGTATTTTTCTGAGAAGGGGCTATTGTCCTTTTTCTGATTTGTGAAAATTGTTTGTAATTTTGCTACGTCTTCATCGGTGATTCTATAAATAGAAAGTAATCGATTCCCGCTAAAAATTAAACCTTTCCAGAAATCGTCGATTCTGTCTTTTAGGTCGGGATTATGCTGAACTACACTATTTACACGTTCAATAAAAAGGGGTAATCCTTGGGCCGTTACACCCAGTGATGAACCAAGAAGCTTACGGGTGTTGCGCCAGCCAAAGCGTGAATTGATGTTTTTTACTGTTTGCTCAAGCATTAACACTTCCTTAATTTTCCCTTAACAATTTAGGGTGCTAAACTTTTTTGCGCAGTTTACATAAAAAAATAGTGCGTACGCAAAAACTATCTAACATGATGAGCTTTAACCGGGAAATTTGTATATGTTGTGAGCATAAAGTTGGCTGAGAAATCTAAAACGGGTAGAATGACTGCGGGTGCTTGAGGCTATCTGTCTCAGGCATGAACACCAAAAGGCAGATAGAGAAAAGCCCCAGTTAACATTACGCGTCCGGCAAGACGCTTAACATTAATCTGAGGCCATATCTATGCTCTACACACGTAGGTTAGCCTCTTACGTGCCGAAAGGCAAGGAGAAGCAGGCTATGAAGCAGCAAAAGGCGATGTTAATCGCCCTGATCGTCATCTGTTTAACCGTC